AGCATTTAAGGAAGATAAGGACTCAAGCTTTTCTATTATAGCAACCAATGACACGAACTTTACTATTTCGCCTGTAAATTCCGCATCCAACTCTGCTGATTCAAACGCTCAAGCAAGCGGTAATTATAAAGTCAAAGTAAGGGCAGTTTATCCTTCAGGGAAAAGGTCTGCGTTCTTCCCATCAGACGAAGGGCAACTTGAAGCGGTATCAGGGAAAACAACCGCACCCAATCCGCCTAAGTCTTTTGCTTATTCGCAAGCAACTGACTACACTAGACAATTTACTTTTGTTGAGCCTGACGACAAAGATATTAAAGGTTTTAAAATTAAATATGCTAGCGGAAATCAAACTGCTTATAGTTCAATGACTGCTCTGCATTCGGGGCTTCTAACTGTCTCGCCATTTGAAACAAAATCTATTCAAGCAGGCACTTATAAATTTAGTATCGTATCAGTAGACACATCAGGTAACGAAAGCACACCTGTAAATCTTTTTAGCACAGTCGTAACCGATGACCCCAATGTTGATATTCTTCAAGCGTATTATCCAAGGCTACTAGGTTGGGAAGATGTTGGAGCTATTAGCTTTGGTCAAGTAGGAGAACAAGATGGAGACATTATTTCTGACCCTACCTCAACGGACACTTGGGATCAACTAGGAAACACCACTTGGGATAATTGGGAGACTTGGGGCTTTCAACAAAACGCATCTGTTTACTATTCCTTTTTTCAAGATTTTGGAACAACCCTAACTTTCAAACCATTGATTCAAGTAACAGGAGTAGGGACGATATTGAAAGCAGTTAAATTTAAATTAGTTGGAGGAAACTCATACACCGACCTCGATGGAAACAATAATTTAGTCGACCCTGATACTGTCAACAATGTGACCGCAATAGGAATTGAGGTTACAGTTAATGCCACAGGGGCAAATGCTTTGATCAAAACTTTAGGAATATTATTGGACGGAAAAGTCAAAACTGAAACTTTACCCAATGTAGACACCTCCACTTTAGCATCATCCTACATAGTTGGTGCAGGACATATTAAGATTCCTTTACAATCAGAATTTACTCAAGTGAACGGCATACAGGTTGCCTTCAATGGCGGAGGTGCAGGACAATCATTTGAGATAGTAGACAAAACATCAACAGTAGGTGGAGCATTAGCACCGACTATAAAATTATATAACTCAAGTGGCTCTTTAGCTCACGCAACAATCGACATAACAACAACAGGATTTTAATCATGACCGCATTCCCTTCATCAAGTAGCGATATAGTAACAACCAACCTTGACTCAGCATCCGATAAACCAAAAGACGCAAGGCAAGATTTATTCAACGCATTAACCAAACTCAAGACTGTCGTTGATAGCTTTGACGCTAATAGTGGCATCTGTGGATTGACCTCTGCAGGCAAAGTGGATTCCTCAAAGCTCGCAGGGCAAGTGGTAAAAGCATCACTAGGAGCAGACTGCGTTGACGGAACTAAAATTGAAGATGATTCAATCGACTCAGAACACATTGTTGATGGGTCAGTTGATTACCAACATATCAGCTTCGGTTCTACGGATACAACAATGGGTGGTAATAGCCCAAGCAATACGCTAGTCCCAACACAGGGATCGGTTAAAGGCTTTGTAGATACCGCCTTGAATAATATCCCTAGTAGTATAGGCGGTGTTGCATCAACTACTGTTAGAAGTGCAACTGCTACTTCAGACATTTTTATAAATGCTAGAGTAGCACGAAGTTCTGAACAAAATTCAAGTATTGCAGTAGGGATTAAAATTGGAGGAGTAACAATTTCTCATGCAGAGAATTATGGCAAAGATGTAAGTGCAGAAGCATCAACCATTGTTAAATCAGGAGAATCGTGGGAAGTTACAGGCACGACAACAAGTGGTGATAATACATCAACTGTTTTTATAAGAAATATATAATACATCTTTAAAATTATTTTCCGTTAGTAAGTTTGCGTAAGGGTTAAAGCCCTATTTCCCTCAAGGTCAAAGGATTCCTGAGTAAAACTTATAAAACCTTTATTTCTTTAAAGCCTCCTAACTCCCTTACTTAAAGGGCTAGGAGGTTTTTTTGTATAGGTGAACATATTTATAGTAGTGAACATAATTCCACTAGACATTTGATCAGTAAAAATAATTATAAAAAAGATAAAAATAATTATCATTCACTATTGACATTACTATAAAAATCTCTTTTCTTAGAGTTATATTAATTATTAACCTATAAAAATACTACTATGAAAAATTCAATTAAATCAATCGCAACTGCAATCCAAGAAAACACAAAACCATTACTCGACCAATGGGAAAAAGATATGTTCGCTTTTATGGTAAACAGTATCGATAAAAGACAAGAAAGATTACAACTTTGCGAAGACGCAATTAAAGCAGTCCTTCCTCAAAATGTTTACAACGAACATTGCTTAAGAAAAGAATTAAATTACAAGACAGACAAATATGAATTTGAATTTACTGCAAAAAATTGGATTCAAACAGGACGCAGTCAACGGAGAGAATATGCTGATCTCTCAGAATACATTCCCGCTCAAATTGAAGAAATCAGAAAGTCAGACCCACAACTCGCAAACTCATTAAAAAGCGAATGTAGTGGTTGGACAAAAGAAATGGATAGTTAGCTCACTTTATTAATCTTAAAAGAGGAAGTGATTACAGAGCAATTATTCAAGATATGTTTATTAAGTCAGTAGGGAGGACAAATTTTGAAAAATTCAGATATGATTATTCAAAAGACAAAACAGCTTATAAAGCTTACTTAGCCAAACAAGCTAAAAACAAACTCCTTAAAATTGAAGTTGCAGTTGAAAAAAAACTTAAAGCCGACATCGAAAACATTGCTGATGTAAAAGAAAAATATATCAACATCGGAAAAGACGGACAAGTCGAAGGACTTTGGACAATCACCCTTAAAGACGGAAGCACTAAGAACTTTAGCTTTGAGTCAATTTATGCAGGAGGCTACAACATCCAATGCTTACACCTCAGAACCATTTACAGATATAAATAACATTACTCTGTTCTATACAAGGGAGGTTGAGAACAAACACTCAGCCTCCTTTTTCCCAACCCTTGACAGGCATGGTAAATTAAATTTACGGCAAGGCAAATATACTTGCTTGACATATAAACAAAATAGCTCACTATAACGAACAATAAGAAAGACGAAAAAATATTATGGAAGAAAAACTACACGAATTATTAATGATTATCAGCAACGCTAGGGACGACCTCGAAGGTCTTGGCTTGGCTGAATTACATAAAGAAATGAACTCAGCTCTCGACATTATTATTAGCATAGGAGGGCAGGAAAAATGATTACACTTAAAACATTACTCCTAGCCATTATGATGGTTGAGTCGGGCGGTTGCATTAATCCCAACGAAGCAATCGGAGACAACGGCAGATCAGTCGGATGTATGCAGATTCAAATGTGTGTCATTCAAGATGTCAACAGGGTCTATGGAACTAACCTATCCTCTGAGGACAGGAATAGCCGTAGAGCCTCCTTAGCCATCGCTGAAGCCTATTTGAGACATTGGGGCAAGGTCTATACGCAAAGGACAGGCAAAAAGCCCACAGGCGAGGTTTACGCAAAGATTTGGAATGGCGGAGCTTTAGCCTACGAGAAGACAAACCCTAAGGTGGTCAGCAACCTCGACAACTATTGGAAGAAAGTGAGGCAAGCACTATGAGTGAAAACTTTGTAAAAACAATTATAGATAATCCCAAGGAAGTTATGCTTGAGCTTTGCACAATAGCAGATGCCGAAGCCAAGAAAGGGAACATAGAATTAATTAACCATTTAATCACGGCAGTTCAGATTGTCGAAAACATTAACCAAGAACAAAGCAATGAAAATATTACGGAAACAAATACTCAAAAAGATTAGCACTCATCAGAAAGCCAAGATCTTAAAATACGAAATAGACAAAGCAAACAGGAATATCAAATGGCATAGCGAAGAGCTAGACAGAGAAACCTTAAAGCTTGAATTAGCAAAATATAACCTAAACCAACTACAACAATCATAACAATGTATATTCACAATAATACTATTAATTCATTCATCGAAGAACTCCCAAGAATGTCACGCAGAGCGAGGCACATATTAGATTTCTTTTTAGAGACAGGAGGAACATATACTGACAGGCAAGTAATGCAAGAGCTAGGCTATTCAGAAATGAATCAAGTCAGACCAAGAATAACAGAGCTAGTTAAGGCAAAGTTATTGAAAGAAGTCGGAAGCACTAAATGCAAAACAACAAACAAAACTGTAAGAATATTAAACTCCTTAGAAAAATGTTAGAACAAAAAATGTTAGTAACAAAGACAAACACAACAACCATCCAAGCTGAGTATCAGAAGGATAGGGTTATTGTTAAGAAGAACAACCTTGCAATAGAATACACCTTTAAGGAGGTTGAAGCTATTAGCGGAGCAATGGAGGCTGAGTATATATCAAACAACTTGCCTACTCAAATCATTGAGAACATAAGCACCGCACCTGAGTTAGACGACTTACCGAAAAACCCTAACCTACGAACACTCTAAGGATGATTGCACTTAACTTAGCAGGAATCACTTTTCTAGAACAGGAAGTGGTAAGGCACTTTTTAGCCGATAGAATACACCTTGAACAGAAGTGTTTTGTAAAGCTAGAGGGTAACGAATCAAGCACCTATGACGCTGACTTTTCGGTCAATGTAAACATAGGGGAAGATGACAACATTACCACTCACCGAATTGGTTGGATACCTAGAACAAGCACAGTTTCTAAGTATATGAATCAAGCTTATATGAAGAAAGACAATGAGCGTTACGCTAGGGAATGTGAGCGTTTGAGGTTGTTGGAGATACTGCGTGGTAACATACATACTGACATAACAATAAATTTAGTAGACCCCTATGGTATAATAAATAACATACTCTTCATTGAAGGCGAAAAATTCTTTAACGAAGGGTCAAATAATATGGATAGGAAGTTGGCTTCAGTAAGTTGCCGATTTGAATATCCTAATCCATAAGCTACAAAACAAAACTACAAACTAACTACAATGAGTGAATCAAAATCATTCCTAATTTATAAACATTTAAGACCTGTTGTTGATCAGCTTTCTGACAAAGATGCAGGCACTCTCTTTAAGGCAGTTTTCAAATATGAAACAACCCTTGAAAAATCCAACCTAAGCAGTGAGGCTCAGATGGCTTTTACTATGTTCAAAATCTACCTAGATAATGCTAGGGAAAAATATGATCAGACCTGTGAAAGAAATCGCCAAAACGCTAGGGGCAGAAAAGCGAAAGGAAGCCACTCGCTCCCACTCGCTCCCAATGGTAGCCACTCGCACCCAATGGATGCCAATAATAATAATAATAATAATAATAATAATAAAAAGATTCTTTCTACAAAGAAAGGTTCTTATAAACCAAAAACAAAGACCCTTACACAATGGAAGGGAATAGCCGAATAATAACAATATGCCAAACTACTCACAAAACTCACTTAGAATAAAAGGAAACAAAGAAGTTATTAAATCCTTCTTACATTTCTCTAAATACAAAAGACAGGATGGGCAACCTCTTGACTTTTCTTTCCAACCTTATCACTCCAAGCTTAGAAACGACAAATACGACAGAGATGTTTGGGAGTTTCTTGCAGGAACTAAATGGGATGCTAACCCATCTCATCTTTATACTAGCGTATCAGGAGAAGATGTAACTGTTTTCTTTGAGACCGCTTGGACTCCTCCCATCCCTATGATGCTTACTTGGAAACTTAAATTCCCTACTCTTAATTTTAAGATCAGATATTGGGATGAAGGTAATTGCTTCAAGGGAGAAAATGGAACAATGCTTGATTGCGAAGATGACCTAAAGGTCGATAGCGATGCAGAATTGATGTGGGAAGAAAATGAAAAACGCAAATGGACTTACTTAAACTTCCTTGATGCTGATCCAATGCAAGAAGGATATGAAGTTACTGAAATGAAAGGACAATTCGGATGAGCGAAAGGCAACAAATGCCCCATAGTTATAACTCAGAAAAAGGGTTATTGACTAACATCTTATTAGATACGGAGAAACTGTATTCAATAGACCTTCAGCCTCAGGAGTTTTATAATGAAAAACATCAATGCCTATTTGCGGAAATACAAAAGCATTCTAACGAATATCCTAATTGGGATACTGTTACGCTCTATGAACACCTTGATAAAAACGCTAAACTTATTGATGTAGGTGGTGTAACTTATTATATGGAGTTACAGGACGGCATTGCCTCCTCTCTAAATACATCGCATTACGCTAAAGTCATCAGGGAGCAATCTCAGTTAAGGGACGAAATCAGAACCTACAGGGAAGCTCTTGAGAAGGGCTTCTCAGGGGTTTCGGTCTCCGATGGTGTTATCTCTAAGCTTATGGGCAAACCCATAGAGGTTAAGCATAGCATCGATAATATTGTAAACACTTGGAGGGATGCTCAGAAGGGCAACAGAACTTGTATACCTACACCTTACGAAGCCATCGACAGACAAACAGGAGGCATTAAGCAAGGTATGGTCACTATCTTTACAGGTAGATCAAAGAGCGGTAAGTCGATGTTCTTAAGTCATTGGTATAATTACCTTGGTCAAAAGAATATCCCTATTATGGTAGTTCCTCTTGAGGACAAGTATGATGTCACCATCAAAAGAATGGCAGGCAACTTAGGATCATTTAATGTTTCTGAGTTAGACGCAGGCGGAAGGTATCAGATGAATCGTTCTAACTTTAACAAGTATGAATATTATGCTACTCAAGATAAAGAAATCGATGACGCTCAAGAAATTCTCAAAACAGTCTCTAAGTATCCTGTCCATTTCTATGATCGTAAGGTTACCCCATCTCAGTTAAGGGGAGTGGCTATTCGATATAAGAAACGCTACGACATCCAAGCGATGTTTATAGACGGAGCGAAGGACTTGTTAAGACCCTCAGGCAAGTATGGTGATGTAGGGTTTGACGAGGAAATAAGTCAGCAACTTTGTGCCATAGCTGAGGAGCTAAACATTGCAGTGGTGTCAGTTCATCACTTAACAAAAATTAGTGAGTTCGATAGGATTAATGTAAATCACATTAGAGGTAGCGGAAACATTGTCGGAGATGCGAGAGCAGTCTATGCTTTACAATCAATGGGAATAGAAACTCTGTTGGCAGACAAGGGCTATTCGCCCAAGTATGATGACAACGGAAATTTAACAACAAGGATATTTGAATGCCTTGTAAACAATCATGGAGGAGTTGGGATGAAAGCACTTGACGCTGATCTCAATAGATGCCAATTTTATGAATCACAAAAACAATAATAATTATGGAAATAATAACAGAATCATTTAGAGGTAATAACAGAATTGTGAATGCCTATGAATCCAATAAAACAGGCGTAAGCTTAGAAACATCACCGAACAATCCCTTTAGATTGCATCGCTTCAAGAAGAAGTATAATGTGCAGGTAACAGGTAAGCAGGTGGGCGATAAGTATGTGATTGTTTTTTGGGATAAACTAATAACAACAATATAAATAATATGCCAATAAAAGCACAAAACACAGAGAAGAAAGGCTTCGATGCAGGAGTCTATGACGCAGTTTGCTATTCTGTCCTAGACATAGGAACGCAGGAAAACAAATTCGGAGAAAAGCATCAACTTGTAATAGGTTGGAAGTTCATTGATCATACCTATGAAGATGGGAATTATGTATCATACCATCAGACTTATACATTGTCGATGAACGAAAAAGCAAAACTAAGGGAACTACTATCAGCGTGGTGTCCGCAGGAAATGAAGAAACCTTATGATTTCGACTTAGTTGAATTGTTGGGCAAAGCGTGTAAGCTAATCCTTGCACCTAATGCAAATGGAACTATCCAAGCAAAGTCAGCAATCCCTTCAAACAAAACCGCTGATGTAAAAACGGAATCCTTTTCTTTTGCAGATTGGGATGGCGGAGAGCTTCCAAGCTTCTTAACAGAAGACAGGAATCAATGGAAACGGAACAGGGTCATCGAGGCTAAGGAGTATGAAGTAGCAGTTGAGAAAACTCTTGAGCAACTACCTGAGGAGCGAGCAACACAGGAAGAGATGATTAAGGCTAAGGTGGAGCAACCTTTTTAATAAAGCTCACATAACAGGATTGTAACCAAAGAATCAAAGGCTCGCAGTCGGTCTATTACATGGGACTGCAACTTTTTTATGAAAAGAAAATCCACAAATTATAGCAACGCAGACGGAGGAGGTTGGATGCACAAGTGCGATGACTTATTCCTTGCACGATTTAGGGGCAAACCCTGCGAGATATGTGGAAAGACTCAAGGCTATGAAGGGAGCAACACGATTAGCTCCTGCGGACATCATTTAATCTTTAAGGGCAACTGTCGCAAATTCAGATATGAGCCAAAGAACATAGTAATCCTATGCCCCTCGCATCACAGTCATTACAACAATGAGATAAGCCCTCACAGTATTACTTCAACCCTAGCACAACAAAGATTTGCAGAATGGGTTAAGGAGAACAAGCCCAAGCAATATGAATGGTGGCAAAAGAATAAAGAGGAAGAAAGAAAACTCTTTGACCGCTCTTGGACTTATCGAGAAATGTATGAGTTACTAGGCGGAGAAACAGAAACCAAGACAGGCAGGATCGGTGATATGAAACCAAAGATGCACGCAAAGAAAATCAGAGAAGCAATGGCAGAACAAAACAATCAAACAGACAAATAACTATAATTGACAAATGCACACGAATCGTTTTAAATTACCTTATCCGATGGATTATCACGAATACCACACCCCTACCGAAACATTTTATGTAATCGGTTTAGTGAACACAGAGACTGAAGGCATTGAATTTTTAAACATATCCTATGAAGACAAAGAAAGCGTTTACCAAGCTTGTTTTCATTTAAGTAATAACCTAGAAGGCTTAGACGCTAGAGCCTTTGAAATAAAACCTATATTCAATGCAAGCACCCACGATAGTTAACCAAGCAGTCGACAAATACCCTGAGATGCCTACGCTAACCCTAGCGAAGAAACTCTATAAAGAACACCCCAAGGCTTTCTTAAACCTCGAAGCACTTAGAGCAATGATTCGTTATAGGCGTGGCAATGTCGGAGATTCAAATAGAAAAAACGCTAAAGGGAAATATGGCAAAAACTTTAGAGAGAACGGCAAGGCAGGCTTCACGATCCCTAAGTCAGACACAAGACCTTTAAAGGATTATAAACTTACGCAAGGGAATTGGTTATTATTGTCAGATATACATATTCCTTACCATAACGAAGAAGCACTTGAGATTGCTTTACAGTATGGAGAGGACAACAAGGCAGATCACATTCTTCTTAACGGAGACACTTGTGACTTTTATAACGTTAGCAGTTACAATAAAGATCCTGAGGAAAGAAACCTCTCTAATGAATTACAAAAGACACGACAATTTTTAGCACACCTTAGAGAACGATTCCCTCAAGCAACTATTGTTTTTAAGATTGGTAACCACGAAGATCGTTGGGAGAAGTTTTTAATAAACAAAGCACCTGAACTGTTAGGCATCAGTCAATTCCAAATGAATGAGATTCTAAACTTTGATAAGTGGGATGTTGATCTTGTTACCTCTATGCAAAAGATTAAAGCAGGCAAGCACCTAACCATCTTGCACGGACACGAAACAAGAAACTCAGGAGTCTATCCTGCTAGAACAATGTTAAACAGAACTAAGGTATGTAGCATTGCAGGACATAACCACAGAACCTCAACCTATGGAGAGAAGACCGCAGACGACAAATACCTATACGCTTGGACGCTTGGTTGCCTATGTGATATGAAGCCTGACTATATGCCGATAAACCAATGGAATCACGGCTTCGGTTTCTTAGAGCTTAAAGGAAATGATTTTACTGTAAGGAATCTTAGAATCATAAACGGAGAAATAAAATAAACAAAGTTACACAAGCTGAGGTCTCACAACTTAGGTCATCTCCCAAATGGCAGAAGCTCTCNCTCTATATGCGTAAGAAATTCCCTGTATGCTATAACCCATTCAATGAATGCAGAGACCAACCCTGTGACGATGTTCATCATATCATTCCAATCATTACTGACCCTAAGCAAGCCTACAACAAGCTTAACCTAGTAACCCTATGCCGAACTTGTCATTACGCAGTAGAGAAGATAGAACGCAAATATGGAAGCACATCCTTCCTATTCAATACATCCTCTAAGGAAATAAAGGCTATGGGGGTATATAAATCGCTAGAGAACACACGCCCTAAGACCATTGAGCTAGTCACGAAAAAAGCGTGTTACATTGGAGGGGTGGGGTATCAAAAAGGGTGCTATGATACCAAAAGNGTNAGAAAGAGGGCTNCAGGCAGTATTTGGTGCAGTAGAATGAAAGATTTTACAAGGGCTTACTGTGGCTCTTGTGCTATAAATAAAAAGAAAATAAATGAGCAAGGATATCACAAAGAAAGTTGGAAGACCTCCTAAGATTACAACAGATGTTGTCGGTAAATTAGAACACGCTTTCTCAGTAGGTGCTTCTGATACTGAAGCTTGCAGTTACGCAGGAATCAGCAGGCAGACTTATTATAGTTATGTTAAAAATAATTTACAATTTCTTGACAGGGTTAACGAGTTAAAAATCAAGCTACCGATGAAAGCCAAGACGGAGCTTTCGCACTTAATCAACGCAGGTAATGAAAAGGCGATTTTTTGGTATTTAGATCGTGAGTGGACAAGAGGGACAAAAAGGACGAAGAAAACCAAGAGAATCAACTGCTCTTAGAATCCCTTATTGCGGATGAACTTAAAAGGCTAAATGCTATAAGGAAATATCAGCCCTCAGAAATGGATCGCCTAGAAGAATATGCTCTGTGCATTGCTCAGGTAAAAATCATGCGAGCAAGGATGGCACAACAAGGAGAGGTTCTTTATTCAGAGAAGTCAGGAGGAGTGTATTCAAATCCATTAATCAATCAGATTCAAAGCATTCAGAATAGAATGGATAAACTTAGGGACGCTTTATATCCACCAAACAAAGACGCAGGCATCGAAGTCGTAAAAGATATAAGGAATGAGTTTATTTGATCACACAACTGCTTATGCGGAATCAGTCACGGAAGGCAAAGTAAACGCTTGCCGTTATGTGAAGCTTGCCTGTAAAAGACACCTAGAGGACTTGCAGAAGGATTGGGATTATAGATTCGATGTAGAGCAAGCCAATAAGTTCTTTAGATTCTGTAAATACCTCAAGCACTATAAGGGTGAGAAGCGTGGCGAAATCTTTGACCTAGAGCCTTGGCAAATGTTTGTATATGGTTCGCTTTACGGATGGGTTGATTTAAACAATAATTGGAGATTTAAAACCGCATATGTTGAGATTCCTAGAAAGAATGGAAAGACAACAATGGCAGGAGCAGGGGCTTGCTATGATTCGGCTATTGCTAGTCAGACAGGGTCAGAGGTTTATTGCGTAGCTACTAAGGAGGATCAAGCTAAACTACTTTATAATGATTGCGTTGCTTATGTAAAACAAAGCGAAGAACTAAAAAACATATTTACTATCTTGGGTGGCTCTAACATTATGTATGTAAAGAACACGAATAGAACCTCTTTTGTTAAGCCCCTTGGGTCTGATTCAAAAAGGTTAGATGGTCTAAACCCATTGTCGGTTTACTGCGATGAGTTACACGCTTGGGTTAAGAGAGATTTATGGGATGTCTTTGAAGACGCTTTTGGAGCGAGAAAGCAATATCACATGATAGCAATCACGACAGCAGGCTATGACAGGAAGTCAATTTGTTGGGAGGAGCGTCAGCACTTAATCAGAATCCTAGAAAACCAAATAGACCAAGAGGACAAATTTGGAATTATTTATACAGTCGATAAAGAAAACGAAGGCGATTGGGACAATCCCAAGATGTGGGAGATGGCTAACCCTAATTTAAATGTCGGCAAGGAAATGGATTATATGATTTCCCAAGTGCAAAAGATTAAACAAATGCCCTCTAAGCTTAACACATTTTTAAACAAGCACCTTAACATTTGGACGGATGTTGCTCAAGCTTGGATTGCGACAGATGATTGGAATAAATGCAGTTCAGATATTCCTGAAGATAACCTGAATGGTTTGTATTGTTTCGCAGGAATGGATTTGGCTCGTGTGAATGATATGTCAGCCTGTGCTTATTTTTTCCCCAAGCAAGAAGGACTAGAGAAAAGCACCCTATTAGTTGATTTCTTTATTCCCCAAGAAGACCTCAGAGAGAGAATAGACAGGGACAGAGTTCCTTATGATGTTTGGGCGAAGCA